CTACCTAGCTTTGATCTTAAACTTTGCTACTAGCTCATCGAACTTCTCTTTGAAGCCTTTCTGATCGTAGCTTAGGCAAACTGGCTCTCTTAGCGGACAAGCACTGTATCCAAAGTCGAACTCTACGGCTTTGTTGAGAACCATCACTCTAACTCCGTCGTGCATGAGGTTGCCGAACTGGGCTGCATAGGCCTTGTTGTCATCTGCGCATTCCGATGCCTTTTTTTCGGGCTTTAAACGGTGCTCACAGCCGAATTTGAACATAGCGGGGTATGACCCTACCGACCCCTTGGTTTTTATCCATTCTAGGGCGTTTCTGATGGTCACGTCGTCATATCGCTCGGATATCCATATTTTATCGATATCGGGCATAGGGGTGTCCGCTAGGATGGGGTTGATAATCCCTCTCTTCTTGAGCTGCATTTGAGGCTTGGCCGGAGGAGGAGGAGGAGGGGGCTGTTTAGTTCCTGCTTGCTGCTTTTCTTGATTGCTTTTTTGAAAAGAAGCAGCAGCAGCGGGGGGTACGGGGGGCGCAGCCCCCTTGTTTGCTGCTTTCAGTACTTGTTTAATATCAGTACTTAGTAGGGCCGGGTTATCGAGGCGTGGGTTATCCAGGACTGGAAAATCCCGTTCTGGTTCACATGTAGTTGTAGGGGTGTTTTTATAGGGTTCTGATGGGTGACCTTCAATGTCTGGTGTTGTAGGGGTTTCGTAGAATATCCATATACATTCAATGATACGCCCTTTATCATCTCGATTCCTGAAAATCCTAAGATACCCACATTGCTGGAGTTCGTTCAGTCCTGATCGTACTGAATCTTCTCCATCCTTTGATTGCTTGACTAGGTCGCTTACATAGAAAGACCAGTCGTCTGGCCTGCTGAATGCATAGAAGAAGATCCCTTTAGCTTTCCAGCTAAGTCGAGCATCTCTGGTTATGGTGTTGTTGATCGTCGTGTAGTTCTTATTATGGGTTACTCGGATTAGAGTCATTCTGTCACCTCACAGCAAAACTCTGGCTTAAATCTATATCTTAAGTTTTTTAGGTGATGGTATTCACAATGACAGCTAGGACAGATCTTGACTACTTCATCCCCCCCCTCACATTGTGGTATTGGATAGTGATGTTCTTGAAGAATAAAGGTTGTTCCTAAGCACCACTGACATTTATTTCCACCACGTACGTATTGTGGAGTTTTAGATAAAATTAAATCTATTATCTCTTCCTCAGACAAGAAGTACTTCTCTGCCATTCCTATAGCTTCGAAATATCTCCACTCTCTCTCTGGTATCCGTTTACCTTCGTAGAAATGGAGAACCCATAGATGGAACCTAAACGGGTCTATTTGAATATCCCAAATGCTGTCTGGGATGTATGTAGTGAATCTTCTCTTTGAAGCTGACATTTTTTTCTCCTGTTGTGAAAGCAGGAGTGTCAAAAAATGCGACGGTGTGCTAAGCTTTAGTTAGCACCAATCGCTGACACCCTGCCACGGGTTAAGCACCATATATGTGGACCTACGCTTTTCGGGGCGTAGGTTTTTTTTTGTCCCAAACGAATGGGCAAACTTCATCTTATAGATTCATCGCATTTATTGGCAGTGCATAGATCGCTCTTGAGTGACGATAAGGTCCATCCCCAGAGTCATCTCTCTGCTTGCATAAGATGGTTTAGTCTCAAAGAGGTCGAGCTGATTAGACTTTTGTTTTTCTAACTGCTGCTGCCTTTCTTTTTGCTTCTTTATCCGCTCTTCATCTTCGCGGACTTTTTTGGTTTTAAGGCTAAATTCAATCTGGACTTCTCCGTTAGTAGCCGCCTCTATGTCTCTTGCTAGCCTCCTGCTAGGTAGCATGCTTCCTTGCATGATGTGAGAGAGATATCTATTAGATATGTCTAGTTTATGAGCAAAATCTTTAGCCGTCATCCCAACGTTTGCTAGATATGCCTTCAGATTCATGGTTTACTCCTTCTTGTGTGCTGGTGCTCATCGATCTTACCAAAAAGGGGTGTTTTTCTCTATTTTTTCTATTTCAAGCATTTTTCTGTTGCTGAAAAAGTTCCATTGTTCTATATTTTAGGAATAGAAAGAAAACAGCCAAACCAAAAGGTGGCATCATGACAGCGTTAGTAGTACACAAGAATGAGTCAGCAGTAGAAGTGTCCGGAGGATTAAATCAGAAGCAAATAGATATTCTTAAGAACGGCATATGCAGAGGTTGCACGAACGAAGAGTTCGAAATTTTCCTTATGGCGTGCAAGAAGACGCAGTTAGACCCTTTTATGAAGCAGATCTATGCAGTCAAAAGGAAAATGAAAAAGCCAGACGGTTCTTGGGGTGAGAGCATGACTGTTCAGACAGGGATCGATGGGTATCGTCTCATAGCCGAAAGAACTGGCAATTACGTCCCAGGTCCTGAGGCCACATATACATACGATGAGCATAAGCAAATTGTTAGTGCTACTGCTTACATCAAGAAGAGAACTAGCGATGGAGAGTGGCATCTTGTATCAGCTAGCGCCTATTTAGATGAGTACTGCCAGTCTTTTGTTGATCGCAGCACGGGAGAGAAAAAGCCTACAGGTCTGTGGGCTACCATGCCTAGGACGATGTTATCTAAGTGCGCCGAAGCACAAGCTTTAAGACGAGCTTTTCCTGCAGAGATGAGCGGTGTATATACAAAGGAAGAGATGGCGCAGGCGGAAGTTGTAGAGATTATAGAGCCAAAGATATCGGCTGATCAAGTCTTAGAGCTGCAGATGGTTCTTGAAGAATGCGATGAAAAATATAGACTCTGGTTCCATAAAAGACTGCAAACGCAATATCAAATCGGAAACATAAACCTGATCCCCGTCTCAATGTATGCTAAAATCTTAGAGGCTTCTAAGAAAAATATGGAAGAGAACCACGCCAAACAATCGAACATGGTGCTCGAATGAACCAGGTAAGTAACTCTCAAATCATCATAGACCGCGAGGCCCGGAAATGGGCCGAGTGGTTAGAAATGGAAGACAATCCTTCCGAGGCATTGAACACCATCTTGGCTCATAAAATTTATCTATTAGAAGAAGAAATATCATACTTAAGGAAAATCAGTCATGTCAGCACTAGTAAATCTTGAGCAAGGCTCACAAGAATGGCTTGCATTTAGGCAAGATAAGATCACTGCTACGGATGCAGTGGTCATTATGGGAGATAGCAAATGGAAAACTCCCTATCAGCTTTATATCGAAAAAACTAGTCAAGTAGAAGAAAAGACTAGAAATGAGGCTATGCAGAGAGGGTTAGACTTAGAGCCTATAGCAAGAGAGCTGTTCGAACTAAAGATGAACGTGGAAGTTTTTCCACAGGTAGTAGTTAAAGATGATTGGGCTATGGCCTCATTAGACGGGCTAAGTCCTTTAGGAAATCTGGCTGTCGAGATCAAATGCCCTGGCCCCAAAGATCACGAGATAGCCCTATCAGGTAAGGTCCCTTCCCACTATTACCCTCAGCTACAGCACCAGCTCTATGTCACCGATCTACCTAAGATGTACTACTTCAGTTTCGATGGAGATGATGGTGTTGTAGTGACTGTGGACAGGGATCAGAAATACATTGATAAAATGGTGGCTGCTGAGAAACAATTCCTTTGCTGCCTTAGGGACAAGGTGCCTCCAGACTTAACTTCTGACGATTTCATTTTACAGGATTCTCCAGAATGGACCCAGATTGCCAATCAATGGACAAGCGTGAAAAGGCTTCTAAAGAAGCTTCAGGACGACGAGGAGAATCTAAGAGATATGCTGATTCAGTTAGCTGGAAAGTCCAATACGAAGGGGGCAGGTATATCACTTTGCAAGGTAGTCAGGAAAGGAAACGTAGACTACTCGAAGATACCCGAGCTTAAAAATGTTGACCTAGAGAGATATAGAAAAGGTGATTCTGAGTACTGGAAAATATCAGAGATGTAAAGTAGATGGTGGGAGGATCTGCCCACCATCATAAAGTGCACCATGAACACACCAGACCATAGTATACAAAATTTTATTTTCCAGAAGCTTTTTTATAACTTTTCTTCAGGTAGGCGGAGGCGGTCTTAGCCTCCGCCTTTTCTTTTAGCTCGTGTTTCTTAGCTGGCATACTCTTTTCTGCTGCTGCTTTCTTCTCATAATGATCTGCATCCTTGCCTAGCTTAGATGCGCATTCCTTCATAATCTTTTTGTGAGACATGTCATTTACTCATTTTTTTCATTAAGGATTTGTCTTCTTTTATGCTTTTTTTCGACTCTGAAATGTCATTTTTTAGATGCTTTTTCACGTTAGGTTTTTCTGTAATATCAGATGATCTCTTGCTTTTTCTGTGCTTTAATGGCATAACACCCCCATGCGTAACATAATTTTTTCCATACTTATCTCCTTTTCGATCGCTTTAATCGCATTCGAAGAATCAAAATTTTCAATCATTAACCCCGACTGGGAACAGGTCTGGCTTTATAGTGATGGCTCTTATAGCGTTCTTTATGATAGCGAAACCAACTCTATTTTTTACAGATATCACATGTGGAGACCGTGGGAGATGACTCACAGCCCTTGGTGTTTTTGTCATGACACAGAATTTGAAATAGACGATTCAGTGAATGCTGAAGACTATGATGAACCAGTCTCATGGTTCAAAAACACATGAGCAACAATCTCTCTTGTAGCTATCTTCTTTACACATAACCACTCCATGGTTAGCTGGCTTACGTTGCCAGACAACCAACTTATGCAAAATAAATTTTTAAAAGTCTAGCTGATAAGCATAACACTGAGACTTGTAAAACTGCCTGATGCTTGCCTTTTTACACTCACTGATATTATATAAATTCAGTTATAACACACACTCCAGGGCCTCCGTTTCCTCCTGCTGCTGCTGCTGCATTGAAAGATAAAGCTCCTCCTCCTCCTGAACCATAACTGGCTGCGACGATTCCCGCTTGTGATGTACTTGCTAAACCAGTTGCTGCTAAACCATAACCTCCACTTCCGAAAAAAGAAGAACCCCCTTGGCCTGAAATTAAGATAGCTAAAGCTCCAACTACTATAAAAGCAACCCCTGATACACCCGTTTCAGCTTGTATATTTATTGATCCGTTAGTTCCAGTATTTCCACCACCACCAGCACCTAACGCTACCGTGCTAAGAGCTCCTGCTGGTCCAGCTAAACCTCCACCTCCTAATCC